TCCTGGAACGCAGTGTGATCAGCCAGTTCTTCCAGGACCCACCAACCAGCGTGGTGGCGCAGAAGGTGGTGGGTGTCCGTACAAGCGCCGGCAAGGAAGTCCCAGTGGTGAGCAAGGGGACGGTGGCTAATGCGTGGCGTGAACGTCAGCGGAACATTGTGGCCGCGGCGTTATGGGGCACGGTGGTACCAACAGCAGAGAGGGCTGCAGAGATTGCCGCGACGACTGGTCGTCCACCTGTTCTGATCTGGCGTTGGAACGCGATCCTCGATCCCAAGACCTGTCCGGTGTGTCGTCCGTTGCATCGAACAACCGCACCAACACCCCAGGCATTTCCGCAGGGAGCACCACCGCTCCACCCCCGGTGCCGTTGTGTGGTATTGCCGGTGATGGAGTGAGTTACGTGTGTAGGTAACGGAAACCTAGCAACGTACTTCCAACCCATTGCATGACTGAGCAGGTCATGGGTGCTCCTCAGGTAGAGGAGCAGGTTGATTCCGTGAATCAGCAGCCCGAAGCACCCAGCAGCTCCGACGACGTTTCTGCGTTGCGGCGCAAGCTAGAGCTTGTCCAGCAGGACAGCCTTACCAAAGGCGAAGCGAACCGCAAACTGAACGAGCGTCTTGGGGAGCTTGAGCGTCAGCTCAGGGAGCGTGAGACAGAACTCAAGTCGGGTAAGCAGCAACAACTTGCTTCTCAGGGCGAGTGGAAAAAGTTGTGGGAGGACGCGAACGCGGACAATGCGCGTTTGCAGCAGCGGATCACCGAGCTTGAAGCCGCGCTTCAGGCAAAGGACTCCGAAGCGGAAGCCGAGCGACTTCGTGCCAGCGCCATGCAGATGCTCAGCCAAGCCTCAGCGCTTGCCCCTGAACAGCTGTACGGGCTCTTGGCCCAGAAGCTGCGCAACAGCGATTCCGGTCCAACGGTGATCGTGAACGGCATTGAGCAACCGCTGAATGCGTACCTCACCCAACTGCGTAACCCCGGCTCCGGCTGGGAGCACCACTTTGCTGCCACCGGCACCCGCGGTATGGGTAGCGCACCAAGCAGCAATGGCCTGCCTGGAGTTGCTAACCCCTACAAGCGGGAGACGTTCAACCTGACCGAGGCAATGCGGTTGGAAGCGGAAAATCCCGATCTCGCCAAGGCGCTTAAAGCCGAAGCGGGTCGCGGGTAACTCACGGTAAACCCCGCAATTAGAGAGCAATGTCTCTGCAGAACCAAGGAGGAACATTCCTCACCAACCTGATCACCCGCCCGGAGTTCCTCGCTTACACGAGCGAGCGGATTTTCGAGATGTCTGCCTTTGTGCAGTCGGGTGTGGTGCAGCGTCTGGGCGCACTCGACGCCCGCGCTGGCGGCACCCGCGTGCGGGTGCCGTTCTTTGATCCGATCAACCCCACTGAGGAGCAGATCACCTCAGCCAACAACTGGGGCACCAGCGGCGCTGGCTATCTGACCTCGCAGAACGTCACTGCCGACGAGCAGATCATGACGATCCTGCACAGGGGCTTCCAGTACGCCACCGATGACCTCAGCCGCCTCGGCTCAGGGGCTGACCCACTGGCTCACGTGCGTGACCAGCTGGCTGCTGCAATCGCCAAGAAGAAGACCGCAACCCTGCTGGCCCAGCTCGGTGGTCTGTTTGGCAACATCAGCGGTTCCGGCGTGCTCGGTGCCAACACCTACAACGCCAGCGGCACCACCACTGCCACCAGCGCCAACTACCTCACCGCAGCCAATGTGGTGAAGGCCAAGAACAAGCTGGGTGAGCGCGGCAGCGAGCTGACTGCGATTGCCATGCACAGCAACGTCGCCGCCTATCTGGAGGAGACGGGCTACATGCAGGTGCAGGTGTCTGGCTCCACCGTTTCGGCTGCTTCTGGTCTGAGCGGCGTCAGCTACAACACCTTCGCCGGCCTGCGCGTCATCGTTGATGACCAGATCGGTGTGATCAGCGGCGGCACTGCCACCCACCTGAACAAGTACCCCGTTTTCCTGTGTGGTTCGGGCGTGGTTGCTGAGGGTGTGCAGCAGGATCTGCGCGTTGAGACTGACCGTAACAAGAGCAGCTTCCAGGATCTGCTGATTGTGGATTACCACTACGGCTATCACGTAGCCGGCACCAAGTGGGCTGCTGCTGGTGACAACCCCAGCAACGAGGCGACCACCGGCAACATGGGCGCTACTGCGTCTTGGGGTCTGGCCTACAACACCGTCAAGAACATCCCCCTTGTGCGGATGTTGGTCAACACCCCCTACGACACCGGCGTTTACGCCTGATCTGCGTAGAGACTACAAAGCCCCGCCATCGCGGGGCTTTTTTTTATGCCTTAGTCAAGCCCGAGGCGCATCCGTTCCTGCCGCTCAAAGAGGCCAACGGTATCCACGGTCATCTTGTAGCTCTGGAGCATGACCTGATTGACAAGGACATAGCTCAGCTCAAGCGCCTCAGCGATGTCAGGCACGGTTGCACCTTCTTCCTTCATGCGGCGGATTTCAGGCACCAGAACCTGCCAGTCTCGGATACCTTCAGACGCCGGGGGCTCGGTAGCTGACTTTGCTGCACGTTTCCGAGTGGGCTTTTCAGTAGGGGTCTCTACCACCGTCGTCAGATCAGCGTCAGACATACCTAAAGGCTTTACCCGAAGTTGCCTCAGCGGTCTTGGCTACCTAGGCGTCTGTTCTTGAGTTATGGCAAAGGCAAAAGCGGGAGCCAGCCGTGTTCAGCATGTACCGGGCAAGCCCAAGCGCAGCCGCCAAGGTGACGGACAGCACAGCAAAGCAAGCCATGGGCGCAAGAAGAGCCGAGGGCAAGGTAAGGGGTAACCCGGAAATCTAGAGGTGCCGCTGCCGTAAGTCATGCCTGCACCCACCATTGTTGCGACTGCAGGCAGCGCCAGTGCCAATAGCTACCTCACGGTCGCCGGTGCTGACGCCATCGCCAACGGGATGGTCGGCACCTTGGCGTGGAGCACAGCCACCAGCGACGACAAGGCTCGTGCCTTGCTTACCGCGACCAACGGCCTGGAGACGCTGGAGTGGATCGGCAGTCGGGCCAGTACCACCCAAGCACTGGCATGGCCGCGTAGTGGCGCCAGTTGCGGCGACAAGGCCCCAGCTGATGACGAGATCCCCCGTGAGCTGGAGCTGGCCACGTTTGACTTGGCCAACGCGCTGCTGACCACACCGACGCTGCTGCGGAGTTCCAGCAGCTCAGCCGCTTTGGTGCCGGGTGTTCCGAACCGGGATCTTAAGAGCCTCAAGCTCGACGTCATGGAGATCCAATGGAGGACCGACGTGGGCAATAGCACCACGGAGGCCACCACACCGCTGACGGTGCTGCCGCACCTAGCCACGATCTTGGGATGTTTGACCACCAGCACCACCCGCGGCGGCATCGGCAGGATCTGCCAAGTAGTTCGCAGTTAGTTAATTAGATAGCCAAGTAATCGCCTGTGTTGGTGGTCGCTAGGCTATTTATGTGTCTAACTCAGCTCTAGCTGACGAGCCGGTATCGCCGGACAAGTCGGTGCGCCGCAGACCACGCACCGGCTACTTAGCCACGCCCCTCACAAAAGACGAGCAGCGGCATGTCGGGGACATGTACCGCAAGCATCAGGGGATCTTGCGACTGCTGGGCCGCAAGCTCTGTCGCAAGTACCCCTTTGTCAGCGCGGAGGACATCTTCTCTTGCATCGACACCGCCTTCATCAAGACCTGCCGCGCCTGGGATCCAGCCAAGGGGGCGTTCTCAACGCTGCTGACCGTCTTCAGTGAGGGTGATGTACTCCACTTCATCCGCGACCACAACTGGACGGTCAAGGCACCTGGGGCAGTGCGGCGTTTAGGCCAACTGGCCAGGCGGATGCTGGAGAAAGGCCACTCCATGGGTGAGGTGCGACAGGAGCTAGGGATCAGCGATGAGCAGCTCAAGCTGGCGTTGATCGCCACCCAACCCACCGACCACGACATCAGGGGGTTTGACCTGCATATCTGCCCGCGACCCAACCCATGGGAGGTGTTGGAGGAGACGGAGTACGGCTACGCGGAAAGCTAGTGGTAGCACTCGCTTACCACCATGGCAACCGGCGCATTTTTCGCCTCGCTGGGCTACAAGTTTTACGTGAAGGCAGGCACCACGGCCTCCACCGCACCGACTACCAGCACCGGCATGACGGAAGTGCTGTCGCTGGTGAACGCCGGTATCCAGGGTTCTACCGACACCCAGGAAGTGATTGACTACGGCAGCACCCAAGGCTTTAAGGCACAGATTCCTGTTAGCCAGAGCTATACTATTCCCTGCCAGATGAACCTGGACCTCAACGATGCTGGTTATCTGGTTCTCAAGGACGCAGCCCTGAATGCCACCACCAAAACGGTTGAGTGGTATCGGGAATCGCCTGAGATGAGTGCTACTGGCAACCCTGAAAAGCACGCTGGCGTGGCCTTCGTGACTGATTTCTCTGAGGATATCCAGGCCGGCAACATTGCTCAGGTCAATTTCACCCTCACCGGCTATGGCGCCTATGTCCATACCGCTGAAACCAACGTCTGATCCTGACTAGGGGGATCTGCCAGGGCGTCCACATGGGCGCCCGATTATGGATGGCAGCCGTCAAGGCTGCTACGATCCGCGAGTGCTCCAAAGCCGGTGCCGTCCTCATGGTGTGGGCACCGGCTTTTTACTGTCCGCCTCCCCGCCAGGCATTGGCGAAGATGGCGGCAGCAGGGACGTTGCGCAGGGTCGGGGTGATCCAGTCACGGCCTGGCTTCTCACCCACATCAACGATCCGCCCCTGCGGGTTGACGTACTCCCCGTAGTCCCCGCCCCGCAGCACGACACCGGAGTAGGGAGCCGTCCACTTGATCGACAGCTCTGCTCCAGTAGCCGTGCCGGTGACCTTAGGAGCTGTCTGAGACCTCAGCAGCGTGCCGGTATCAACGATGTCTCTAGGACCTTCAGGGATGCGGATTCCTCGGCCGAAGGACCTGTTGGACTGCACCCGCCCTTTGAACTGACGGGTGTTCTTGGCTCCGGCTGCAGTAGTCGGAGGGGAGAACGGCTCAAACTTCCTGCCCAAGTTTGTGCCACTTCCACCTGGCGTGCCTCCCATCAGCAGGCTGGTGAAGCGCAGCGTGGGGTTAGGCCAGTCGTACTGTACCTCCGTGATCTGAGTCTTGGCCTCCTCTGCCATGGCGGCACCCACGGCCTTCAATGCCTTGGGGGTCTTGGCGAGGATCTGATCAGCCCTCCAGCTCACCAGCTTCAGCGTCATGACTGGCCGATCGAGAGCAGTTGGATGCGCTCACCCAAGACGCTGTTGAGAGTGGAGCCCAGCACGCCTGTCTTGCCGTAGGGCAGGCGCAGTTCTGTGACCTCACAGCTCACTGAAGGGTTACCCGCAAACACCAGCGTGCCGGTCGTACCTACCCGCACTCGCGGGTCCAAGGGCTCAGTGGCATAGCCGTCGTAGACCACATCGCTCACATCTACGCCGGGATAGCGGCTCTGGTCTGCTCCCCGCATACGGCTGATGACACCATCAATACGGGTCACCCGCAGGAACAGCTGAGCCGTGACGGTCTCACTGGCAGTCATCACATTGCCCGTGTCCGGGTCTGTGAACACCCCCGTGCCTGCGACCG